TAATCGCCCCGGCGCGCGATGATGAGCCTCCTATATAAGGAGAACCCGTCATGGCGAATACTTTTGCGCCTTTCGGTTTTCGTCAGTATAGCGGGAACGGTTCTGCGCCGACCTACGAATTGGTCGAAATGCAGATTGCGTCCAACTATACGACTGCAATTTTCTATGGTGACGCTGTCCTTCAAGATACCAATGGCACAATCACACGCGCGGGTGACGCGCCGACGACGCAGCTTGCTGGTGTTTTCCAGGGCTGTAAGTATCTTTCTGTTTCGCAGAAGCGCACAGTTTGGTCGAACTTCTGGCCCGGCTCAGACAACAATGGCGTAATCTACGCTTACGTTGTGAACGATCCAAATGCTCGTTTCCTTGTGCAAGCTGGCAGCACCACAAACGTGACGCAGGCTGGCGTTGGCGCTTCGATCTCACTTGCTGGCGGCTCTGCTGGCAATACATCGAACGGCATCTCTGGCATGTATGTTGAAACGCTTGGAACGTCTTCGACGGCTCCTTTCCGCGTCATCAGCCTTGTCACTGACCCGCCAGGTTCAAACGGCACCGATACGGCCTCGAATGCTAACTACGTTATTGTTGGCTTCTTGAACGTCTCGACCAAGACGCTTGTCACAATCTAAGGAGTAAGGACCAATGGCTGTTAATCTCTCTGCCATCAAAGACCTTCTCCTCCCCGGTCTCCGTGGGATTGAAGGCAAATACGAGCAAATCCCTAGTCAATACGACAAAATCTTTACTAAGCACGACAGTAAGATGGCGTTGGAAAGAACCGCTGAAATGCGCTTCTTGGGTCTTGCTCAGCTGAAGACCGAAGGCGGTCAGACCGCATTCGATAACAATGCTGGCGAACGCTACATCTACAACCAAGAGCACACAGAAATTGCTCTGGGTTATGCGATCACGCGTAAGGCAATCGACGATAACCTGTATAAGTCACAGTTTATGCCATCAAATCTTGGCCTGATTGAAAGCTTCCATCAGACCAAAGAGATTTATGGCGCGAACGTGCTTAACACCGCTACGACGTATAATGCGTCAATCGGCGGTGACGGCGTCGCTCTTTGCTCGACAAGCCATCCAATTGACGGCGGCACAGTTGCTAACCGTCCTGCGGTTGACGTCGATCTCAACGAAGCCACGTTGTTGAACGGCATGATTTCGATCAGAACGAACTTCAAAGACCAAGCTGGTCTGAAGATCTTCGCTCGTGGTCGCCGTCTTGTTGTTCCACCACAGTTGGAGCCAGTTGCAATTCGTCTCACAAAGACAGAATTGCGACCAGGCACTGCGGACAATGACGTCAATGCGATCATGATGACTGCTGGCGGCTTGCCAGAAGGCTACATGGTCAACGACTTCTTGACGTCTTCCTATGCTTGGTTCTTGCTGACCAACATCGATGGCCTCTCTTACATGGAACGTGTAAAGTTCGAGACCGACTTACAAGTCGATTTCGTAACCGACAACCTTTTAGTTAAAGGATACGAGAGATACTCGTTCGGGTATTATAACTGGCGCTCCATATACGGAAGCTTCCCAACATCGTAAAGTCAACTAGTTAGAAAGGGTTATGAGCGATATAAGTTTTGGTTTGACGCCATAAAAGAAGAAAGATAATATCTTGTATCTTTTATGGAGGAAAGCATGAAACTGCCTGAGTTAACTTATGAAGACGTTAACAAAGCTATCAATTATGACCCTGATACTGGTATTTTTACATGGAAGTTAGATGCTTCTAGGAACGTAAAAGCAAATTCGGTGGCGGGAACTTTTAAAAGTTGTCGCCATCGATCAACGGGGCAAGTCAAATCTTATCTTTATATTAGATATAAGGATCGAGAAATGGTCGCCTCTAGGGTCGCTTGGCTATTGTATTATCGCCAATGGCCTGAAAATGACCGTTCAGTTATGTTTTTGGATGGCGACACAAAAAATTTAAAGATTAATAATCTTAAGTTATCTGATGTAACCATCAAAATAATTAACAAAGACGGTAGAGTAACGCGAAAAATATCTCGTGATAAGCAGAGG